GCAAGGTGCTGTGCTAAATTATCTGCTTTGTATGGCGCATAGAACTCATTATAGAGCCAACCTTTGGAAGGATTGCATGTGAGTAGCATCTTTGGTGGCAGGTCGTATTCGCGTAGCTTAAAACGAATGCGCGACTGGAGTATATCGATAGCTCGTTTACTTACCTGCGCAGCTTCATCCACATACGCATCGGTCAATTCCAAACCACCTAATGAGTGAAATTCAGGATCACTTGGATAGGCGAACAAATCCTTTAAGATTATTTCGCTGCCATTGGCAAAAGTGATAACGTGCGTTTGATTGTTGATTGTGTAATGCTCATTTGGTGCAAGTCCTAACATGTGCGCTACTTCAAAGAATGTTTTTAATGTGGTCTTCTTTAGCGTGTCAAGTTTACTTCTACCTATCAATCCACGTGTGCCGGGATATTTAAACCTGCGGCTTATTTGCCATGCACAACCGATGAAAGATTTTGAGCCACCTGCAGCACCACCGAAAAGAATAACACGTGCTGGATGTGAGTTACCCAGCACACGCAATGCTTCTTTTTGTTTCGGCAGGTATTCAATCATGTAAACAATCCGATGTACATTCCAACCAATCCACCGCATAGTGTGGCTATCATGTCAAGCGTGCTAAATTGTTTTTCCTTCAGCACCGAATCAAATAACTCTTTACCAGCTGCAAACGCAAACACCACGACCATCGAGAATGGTGCGCTGAATATCGAAGCCGCAGCAGCATAGATAGCAACACCATATAGCGCATGGTTAGCTTTGTCTTGTGGTAGGTTAGGCAGGTTCATTAGAATGGCAGGTCACCTAATGGTTCGTCTTGTGGTTCGTCACGTTTTACGAGTGGCTCACTCATCTTACCGGAAAAGAACTTACCATTCTTACCTTCCTTCACCCATGCAGCCAGTCGCATCTTCTTTCCATTCACCATGATTTCACCTGTGTATTCAGGTGCGTTGTTAGTTGTCTTGTTGTTTTTGAAAAGGGTAAACTGCCCTTCTTGCATTTGATAGTTACTCATTGTATTTAATTATTGATTATTCCTATGTCTTCAATCATTAGACTAATTGTGGTCTTGCCATAGAAGTCCTGCGTTTCTACCACTTCAAAGGTTTCGTGGTCGATGCTATGACCATTGATGAAACCAATATAGATTTCAGTATCGTCGTGATACTGCGCCAACTTGTCCCACAATTCACCTACTGTCATAGCTTGTATTCTTCTTTATCAGTTAGCAAATGTAATTCCTCAAAGATAAGGCGCATTGCCATGTTATCACTCATTGCTGGTCGCATACTTCGCTTTGCTGTTAGCACGAATAGTTTGCGCAGCAGGTCAGTTTCGCGTTGTTTATCGTATTGCTTCATGCTGCATATTTTGATTTTATTGTAAGTAGTTCTATAGCTTCTTCATCATTTTGCATCCAGCATGTTCCTTCAAAAATATCAGGACAACATAAAAATTCAGCTAAAGCATAGCGTTGAGTATATCGCAAATTAAACCATTCACCAACTACACGATAGCTTTTGAATTTATCATGTAGATATGATTCTATTGCACCAATTTTCATATCTAATTCTATCTCATTAAATCCTACCGCAATACATTTCAATGAACACCCTGATTGCGTGACCAACTGACGAAACCGATTATGTACATTATAAGTCATACCTATTTTAGTCAATTTAGTCAATGGATTATACAGCGCATAGACTGCACCACCCCTTTCAGTTTCCAGCATATTTTTTTTACTTCTGTGATTGAAAATATCAAAACCAAAAAATTTCTTTTGATAATCTTCAATTAAGTACTGGATGCATTGTATAGCTTCAGTATTCATTTTGCGTTTCAATTAATTCCTTGTAACGTTCCTGCCTGTATTCAGTAAACTGATACGGCTTGTTTTTGTACACCCGGAAGCGCATGTCGTTATCCCATTGAGGCAGCGCATCGTATTCGCGCATCAAAGCTATTTCAAGTGGTGGTGGATTTTCCCTTTTCACTTCGCGCACTGGTTCTTCTTTGATGCTTAACTTATCTGCTGCCTGTTGCATCGCATCCATGATTTGCGGATGCTGGAACATTTCGTAGATGTTGTTGTTCGCCTGTTGATCCTTAACCATTCGTGCAGTTACTGAATCACGTTTCGTAAAATACTTTCGAATCCACTCAAAGAATACTTGCCCATCGATACGGTTATAGACTGGTCCATACTCACCTTTCATTGCCATTCGAAAGCAGATGCGGAATTCTTCTACGCGTAGGTAGTAGTATTCTTCCATGATTAGTTCTGCTGTGAGCATTAGCTGTTGTGGTGTCATTGGCTGCTGAAGGTTAAAGTATTGTTGGCACTCATCCATCAATGCCACTAAGACACCAAGCGCAGTTTGTTCACCTTTTGCTTTTCGAATCTCACTCAGTGCTGGTGATGTCTTCGATGCCAAGATTTGATGCAAGGTTACTTCGGTACTGCTTGCGGAATTGTTCAAGGTCGTTAAGTCTTTTCTCTCGTTCATTTTGAATTGGTTTTTTATTTTGGTCAAATTTAAATGCATTGTTCATCCATTTGCGGACAGTCGATTCCCACGAAACGATTTTCGCTCCACCTGAAGTTTTCCATCCGGTGCTTGTGTAGTGGTCGAAACAATTTTTGCTTTCTGCAACAATTTTGATTTCGCTCCACTTACCACCCGATTTCATATTCAACTCACCCATAAAATTATAAATATCATTTTCGGATGGTGGTATAAACACCACTCTATTGTTTCTTGGTTTCTTTGTTTCTTGGTTTCTTTGTTTATCTATAGGGGCACTGCTGTGTTCAATGCTGTGTTCAATGCCGTTGCTGTGCTGTATCAATGCCGTATCCAATGCCGTATGCAATGCTGTGGCTTTTTTGCTACGGCATATTGATATTATTGTGCTGCTATACTGATTCTTAGATTCACTAATGATTTGAATAAAATTCCATTTAGCTAAGTCGCTAAGTGCATCCAAGTAGGTGCGCTTGTTACCAATATGCAATCCTTCCATTGTTGCGTTCGTTGGTATTCCAAACTGCTCCTTCCATCCAAGTCGATTGTTTAGTTCAATGATCCACATGAACAAAGCAGTGTGCTGGCACTTCACTTCCGAATGCTCAAAGGCAAAGTCAAACCACTTCCGGGAAAGGTCGTAACCGTTATTTTTCATTTGTGCTGTGTGTTGTATTTGGGCTGTAAAGTTTTAATCAAATGTTTTTCAAACTCCTTTGAGTTTGTACATTCTGTAAAATAAAACTGAACATAACCATAAGTTGCATTCAATAAACGTAATACTTCATGTCTATTGTAACGCTGCCATAAATTTATAGAACTACCAACGTATAAAACGCCCATCGTAGGTTCGACAATCACATAAACCCCTTCCTTTTTTGAAGGATAAGCGAAGTTTCTATCGTAGGTATTTGGTGTATACCATGAATCTTTTAAATAAAACATAGAACTAAATACCCACCACTACACGCAAGGGCTACCCAGCGCACGATAGTGCTAATGGCAATGCGGCAGTGATGGGATTTAAAATGTTTTTCATACTGAGTAGCGTTGCAAAGATATACAAAATATCTCTACTTCCAAATTGCAGTTGCAATCATAAATCCGATTACAGCACCAATAGCCATAATCAATAGCATCTTGCTGTTACTATTGTCACATTCAGCTTCATGCACGATCGGTGTTGGTGTTGGTGTGGATGCTGGTGCTTTGCGAACAGGTGCAATAGTCATTTGCTGCATACCAGCTTTACTTTGCGCTTGGTCAATACGCGATTGCTTTAGGCATTCCTTCACCATCGAATTCACAATGGCTTGTGTGGGTGCATTGCCTATCCACTTGGTCACATCACCTTCGCGTTTAATCATTTTAGCTTCGCGCATCAGCGTAACCACACGCGAACCGATTCGGTATTTGCTTTGCATGTACTTGATATCAAACTCCTTTGCAGTATATAACTCCATCATGAAGTCGTAATACTTTTCCTTTGTGCTTTTTCTCATTTTTCTAAATAGGTTTTAATTGTTTGTGTGAATTCTTCGAATGATCTGCAGACTTTCACGCAGTAACCTGCATTGATAAGCTGCGCGTGAACGATTTTTTGTGTGTCGGATAGCTTACCCTTTTCGGTTTTCATCTCAATGAACAGGGCGTGGTATGCACCTGATGCCATGCAAACCATTAGGTCAGGCATTCCGGGCATAGCACCTTCTGCTTTTAAGATGTTCCACCGCTTAGCACGTTGCACTGGTGTACCACCAATGAACACACCGTTTGGGAATGATGCTATCAGTGTGCGTGGGAATGAATAGCGAAACCATTCAACGCAACGCTGCTGCATCTTGCTTTCGTCATGCTTCATGCAGGTAACATATTTGACATTGCCAACCAAAATTTACCCACGTAGTCTTCATCTGCCTGAATGGTAACCACAGGTAGATGCCTTTCAAGGTACGAATATTCCCAACCACCCACTGAATGCACTTCATAGTCGCAGCCAAGTGCTACCGGGCAATACTTTATACTGTTGCGTTCGACAGGTATATCAAACCGCACTAACACATTGGTGGTGTAGTCAAGTGTTACCATGTAACACATACGATATTCATTCACAATCTTGCGCTTAACCGTATAGTAGCGTTTATCTCCTACACGTTTGATGTCATGCACATCGTATTCGCTTTGCATCGAGTCAGTGAATTCTTCATGGAATTCCATTTGATTCAAGTTATGCTCGATTTCGCGCCACCTTTTTTCCTTATCGTCATTGCTAAATACCAGCTTACACCAATTAATCAGTTTGCCATTGGTCACATTCAAGTCTTTCCGCATCTGTTCAAAGCTCATGTGGTCGAAATTCTTAATGATGTACAAAATATCACTACGTGTGGGTAGTTCTGTCGTTCTTCTTTTATTCATCTCCTTCGTGTTTAATGGTTATTGCATTGATTACTTCGCAAAGTGGTATCTGCATCACATGGCTAAGATTCATTAGCTGTCGAAGTCTAATGCTGC